GCGACGATTTCTTGTAAAGCTAGGAGAGTTATCGCAGAAAGTTGCGACGATTTCCCCAAGAAGCTGGGGAAAACAAAATCAGTAGAGCCAAAATCTTAGCTATATTAAATACTTAAAGCAATTAAAAAGGCTGTCAGCCCGACAACTGACAGCCAAAAGTCACAATACCGCTTAAACAAGCAGCACAGATATTATATAACACTAATTGAATTAATGCAATAGAAATATTAAGGAATGTATCAGAAATGGTGCATTCCTTTTTTAATGCCTTGAAAGGGGTGGTTTGATTGATTGACGCAGTTGTGATAGAGGGGGTTAGATTCCCAGTAGCATATAACGGCTACACATACAGCAGGAACAAGATATGGTCTAAAAACACAGGAAGAAACGATTATGGAGAAATGGTTGGCACAATCGTGGATATCAAAGACAAAGTAGAGCTTCAATTACCGCCATTAACAGGTGAACAGGCACTATTGCTTGATAATGTAGTAAGCGACATAGATAACCCATTCCCAACAGCACAAGTCCTATTTTTAGGTGGTACACAAAAGGAAATGACAATATACACAGGAGATGTGACATATCCGTATCTCACAAGGGCAAAGAATGAGGACGGATTAATAGTCGGAGCAAAGATAAGTCTGATTCAGAAATAAATGAAACTTAAAACAAGTGAGTTAATAGACAGATTCCAGAGCTTAAGCAACATATCACATGACAAGACCACAGGCAGAATTGCTATGGCTATTATGTGCAATATCAAGGCGTTAGAAGAATTATATAAGGCAACATTACAGACCATAGAAGATACTAAGGTTAAGTATGCAGATAAGGACGACAGCGGTAATCCAGTTATCAACGATAATCAGTATCAGGTTACATCAGAGAACTTAAAGAAGTTACAGGAAGAACTACAGGAAATCAATGAACAAGAGATTGAAACACCTGACATGACAATGCTTCCTATGGACGCATTCGACAAATGCGAAGAAATTACGCCAGCTAAACTATACTCAATCGAGTTTATGATATCACATTAATTATAAGCAATAAAGGCGGTGTAGAATGAAGATATTAGACACAGCTATAACGGAAATTGTTAGGGGGAATAGTGCAAGGTACTATTCTAAGTATGTCGTTGATGGAAAAGAACATACTGATACGCTTAACAATTTCAAGTTCCAAAACATGATAAATCCCAATAATGAAATTACGATAGGTAACACTTGCAGTAGCAGTGTTACCTTTTCTATTTATATGCCAGCAATAAGCCTCGAAAATAAGGAGATTACCATATTTGAGGGCGTTAAGGTTGGCAAAGAAATTAAGTATATTAAGCTGGGAAAATTCACAGTTACTAAGCAGACAAGTGACGGAGAATACACAAGCTATGAAGCATACGACAGAATGTATAAGGCTGACATGCCTTATTTCTCGGATATGGCATTTCCTAGCACAGATAAAGCTATTCTTAATGAGATATGTGGCAAGTTAGGTATATCTTTAGCAACAAATATAGCCACAACACATACTATCAACGACAAACCGCAAGGATATACTTACAGAGAAATTATCGGTTATATGGCTATGCTACAAGGCTGCAATGCGGTAATTAATACTGATGGAAACCTTGAATTAAGGTGGTATAAAGATAGCGGATATGTACTTGACGGACATAAGTATTATCAGCAAGGCGTTACCTTTACGACATCTAAGGATTTCATAATACAAAAACTGACTTGTAATAACACAAAATCCGGCGATAAGGAAACTAGCACGATTACCAGTGGTAGCGGTGCAACAGGACTTAGCTTTGTTAACCCATTTATGACGCAGGCAATTCTTGATGAAGTCTATAAAAAGATAGGCGGTTTTACATTTAGACCGCTTACAGTTAAGTTTGTCGGTGACTACCGACTAGAAGTTGGTGACATTATAACTGTCAACAAGGGTGGCGTTGATTACAAAGTGCCTATAATGCAGATTACGCACGAATGTGACGGCGGCTTAATGGATACCGTTACATCTATAGGTCAATCTGACACGGAGAATACAAGCGTTGCTTCTGGACCTATTACTAAGCAGATGGAGCGGTATTATGCCGACTTGATAACCGTTAATAAGGCACTAATTAATAAGTTAGATGTAGATACAGCCAAGATTACCTATGCAACAATAACCAATCTTAATGCAACTAACGCAAGCATTGATAATCTTAAAACAAATAAACTAGATGCAACATATGCAGATATCATCAATGCTAATGTGGAAAGCCTTAAGGCGGCTAATGCAGAGATAATCAAACTTAAAGCTAATTCATTAACAGCAGATATAGCAGATTTAAAATATGCACAAATTGATTTTGCTAATGTCAAAGGTCAAGTAGTAGGAACTTCTCTTATTAAAGACGGAGCAGTAACTAATGAGAAAGTACAAAGCCTATCCGCTAACAAGCTGACAGCAGGTACTATTGACGCAAGCAAGATTACAGTTACTAATCTTAACGCTGATAATATCACAGTAGGCACAATTAACGGAAAACGTATTGGAACAGGTTCGTTATCTTTGGATAAACTGTCAGAAGAAGTACCTACTAAAGAATATTTAGACAAAGTACAAGAAGAATTACAAGGTCAGATTGACGGCAATATTGAGACATTTACTAAGACAGAAATACCTACCCTTAATAATGAGCCAGCTATTAACTGGAAAGATAACGCAACGAAAAACAAGCATATAGGCGATATATGCTATGTTGTCAACCCTGCTTCAAGTGCAGACGGATACTCATACAGATTTGCCAACACCGGCACAGAGCAAGCACCTGTATATGAGTGGGTACTGATTAAGGATAGTGATGTTACTAAGGCATTGCAAGACATTATTAACAT